CAAATGTGTAAGTATGGTGATTTTTATCTTCACCTTCAAATTTCTGAAAAATTTGGTGTTTATAATGCTTTACCACTTTCTGTATACCAGGTAGTAAGAGAAGAAGGTATGGACCCTGAAAATCCAAGCTATGTGCAGTTCGTATTAGACCCTAACGGTTTATCTCAAAGCCAAACTTATAGTGCTAGAAGAAGCGACCAAATGAAACTCGAAAATTATGAGGTTGCTCACTTTAGATTATTATCAGACGCTAACTACCTTCCATATGGTCGTTCATACCTCGAACCCGCTCGTAAGGTATTTAAACAGTTAATCTTGATGGAGGATGCGATGCTTATCCACAGAATTATGCGCGCACCAGAAAAGAGAATTTTCTACATGAACGTAGGAGGTATCCCACCCCAAGAGATTGATCAATTTATGGAAAAAACAGTTGCTAAAATGAAAAAGACCCCATATGTGGATCAAAATACTGGCGACTATAATTTAAAATTCAACATTCAAAATATGACTGAGGATTTCTACATCCCAGTTAGAGGTAATGATGCATCAACTAAAATCGAAACCACAAAAGGCCTTGATTATGATGGTACAACTGATATTGAATATTTAAAAAATCGAATGTTAGCCGCTCTTAAGATTCCAAAAGCATTCTTAGGATACGATGAAAATCTTGAAGGTAAATCAACATTCGTTTACAAAGAACAATCGTTTCTGAGTTACAAAAAATTGCATTGGTCCATCTATACACCCAAGGATTTACAGATTCCGATTTAGTAGATTTTGAATTATCTCTCACAGGCCCTTCAATTGTATTTGAACAAGAAAAAACAGAGTTATATAATAATAAAGTTGTTTTAGCTAATTCTATTTTAGATAAAAAGATCCTATCTACAGATTTTATTTATAAAAATATATTTAATCTATCAGATACAGAAATGGAACATGAAAGAAACAGAGCACTTGATGATGCTGCTCACATCACACCACATGACTTAGCAGGTATGTACGCAACTAAAAGAGATAAAGGTATTAAGGACGTTCCCGACGGGTATGATGAAAACGAACCAGGACGTCCTAAAACTAAATTAAGTAACTTTGGTACTGATCAAAGTAATTTTAGCCGCGACCCACTTGGTAAAGGAGGTATGACAGCTGATGATTCTGAAACACGAACCAACAATGTTTCAGCGTTAGCTCTCGAAGAAAACTCACGTATTCTTAAAAAATTATCATTAAATCGTTTAAGAGGTAAGCAATTACTTTCTGAAGATAGCGAGTCATCTATGTTAGATGAAAAGAACATTATAGAAGAGTAATCCTTCAGGACTCCCTACATATTTATATAGGAATAAATCAATTCATGCATGAAACCTAAGCACTCCAAGTACAAAAATACTGGGATATTCAAAGGCTGTAGGTATCTTAAGAAAATTTTTTGGTAATAATTCTGCTCTTGTAAAAGAGTATCAGATATATAATGCATTGCTTACTAAAAGATTTGAGAAAGAAGCAAATGCTGCTGTCCTCATTGAAACTTTAGTAGACGCACACTCTAAACTTAATAAGTCTGTTCTAAGAAGAGAAAGATATAATTTAGTTAGAGAAATTAAAGAAACTTACAACATTGAAGATTTCTTTAAGGCTAAAGTTCCTAATTACAAAATATATGCTAGCGTATATAATTTATTAGAGAACAAAGAAGCAAATCCTATGTCTATTGTAGATTCTAAAGTAGCTATTTTAGAACATATTACAAACAAAAATCTTCCAAACAAACCTAAAAAGGAAATTGTTATGGAAGAATACGAAAAATTTGATAAAGAAACTAGAGCATTAACATACAAAATGTTAATGGAAAAGTTCAACGAAAAGTATTCTGGATTAGCAGATAACCAAAGAATATTACTTAAAGAGTATGTTTATAATGTTTCAAACAGCCCTAAACTTAAGTCTTTCATTAATAAAGAAATCACTAAAGTAAAAGCTGAAATCGAAACATTATCAGAAAATACCGATCAAGTTACTAAAATTAAACTTACTGAAGTTAAAAACTTGATTAAACCTTTATGTAAAAAATCCTCAGTTCACGATGATAATGTAATTAATCTTCTTAATTACTACGAGTTGGTTAATGAACTTAAATCCTCTCAATAATGAATATAGATCAATTAAGAGAATTAATTCGTGAACTTATTAAATCAGAAATTGATGAAGCAAATGTTACTGGTACGGGCACTACAGTAAGTGCTGGTTCTGGTGAAGCATATGCTACCCCCCATGCTTTTGGTAACAACAAAAGAAAAAAGAAAAAAGGTTATATGGGGTATAAAGAAATAAAATAAATAAGTTATGGCAAAAAAAATGAGTGCATTTGAATTTGGAAAAGGTGAGGGAAGTATCTCTCGCCCTGGTATACATGCTAAGACTAAAAGTAGTAAACACAAAAATTCTAAACTATATAAAAAAGCCTATAGAGGACAAGGAAAATGAGCAATTTAATCGTAGATATTATTCCATTAAAGGTTGACCGTTTATTAGTTGAATCGTCAATGAAATCAGGTGGCCCACTTGTTGTAGTGGGTGTCATCCAAAGAGCAGGTATTAAAAACCACAATGGTCGTATCTATGAAAGAGCTATCCTCGAAAGAGAAATGAACAAATATATGGAAGGTCCAATAAAGCAAAATAATGCTTTAGGCGAATTAGACCACCCAGATTCATCTGTTATTAACTTAAATAACGTATCTCACAAAATTAACAAGTGCTGGTGTACCAGTTGGTATCTCATCTCGTGGAATGGGTTCAGTACAAGAAAATTCAGATGGTGTTTTAATGGTACAAGAAGATTTCGATCTATTATGCTTCGATTTAGTATCTACCCCATCTACTCCTGGTGCTACTTTAACACCCCAACAATTAAAAGAAGGTATAGAGCACCCAACAACTGATTACACTAAAGTACATAATATTATCCGTGATATCATTTGTGATAACACAGGTATGTGTAAGTGTTAATCTTCAAATAATCCTTTAATAAAGTAGATTATAAAAATAATCAACATTAAGGGCCACAATACAATTAACCAAATTCTTTCTTGGCGGTCTACATCGTGACCTGTGTTTCTAACTACTGATTCAATTAAGAATCCTAAAACAGTCCCTGCTAAAAGGTATTGTGTGATTAATAAAATCATAATATGGGGTTTTTATTCGGTATAAAGATAAGACATTAATTCTGGTTTTCCAAATTTTTTTATATTTATTTCCAACAAGCATACACTATCTTAAAATAGTGTCCCTGGATTTTAAGTTAAATCCCTATTAGAGATACTAAAATCTCTATTTCCCGTATTTTTATTTACTGGAGGCCTAAAAAATTAAAAACAAAATGGCTAAAGAATTATTAAAAGAGGCTATTGCCGACGCAAAAGCCGTTAGAGAAGTCGCTTTGCAAAACGCTAAAATGGCGTTAGAAGAAGCGTTCGACTCTAAAATCAAAAACATGCTTTCTGCTAGATTAGCAGAAGAGCTTGATGAGGATGTTGAACTCGAAGAAGAGTATGTTGAGGAAGAAGTTGAAACTACCGACGAGGCTGTTGAAACTACTGACGAAGGATACTACGAAGAGGACGACAAGGATGTTAAAAAAGAGGAAGTTGAACTCGAAGAAGACATCGATGAAGAAATCAATCTTGATGAACTCATGGCTGAACTTGAAGAAATGTCATACATGGAAGATGATGATGACATGAAAAAAGAAGGTGAAGACATCCATCTACTACAGAATTAATTGCAGGAGCATTAACTGGCCTAGGCGTAAGCACAGCTATGTTTAACGCTGCCGGTGGCACGAGCAAATTAAAGCAAATGTTATCTAAAGCAGGTAGTTCTCCTAAAGATAAAGCTAAAGCATTAAGAGATTTCTTAGGATTAATGGGTGGTCAAGCAAGCAAATCCATTAGTAACGCACCACTTTCTGGTCAAGAACCTGGATCTATTGGTACTAACGAATCATTCGACATCGATGCTTTAATTTCTGAAATCGAAGCTGAACTTGAAGAAGGTAAAGCTCAAGATGAAGAAGTAAAAGAGGCTAAGAAAAAAGAAACAGCAAACTCCTCTACTGCAACAAGCTTTTCAGAGCTAATTCATTAAATGAAAGCCAAAAAGTTAAGGTGGTTGACGCCTTAGACAAAGCATCTACAACTGGCGAAGCTAAATTGGTATTTGAAACACTTCAAGAATCATTTGCTTTTACAGGTGTAGAAAAGAGAGCAATTAAGGAAGGTTTAGGACGTGCTTCTAAACCTGCTGGTGTTGCTCCTAAAAAGGTTTTATCAGAATCTGTTGACGAAACTGTGTCAAGATTCCAAAAACTTGCAAATATTAATAAATAATTTTAGAAAACATCCCCACTTCAACACCAACAAGGCGAAGCTGCTAAGTTGGCTAACAAGTGGGAGAAGTCCGGTCTCTTGGAAGGCTTAAATGGCCACGAGAGCGAAAAAGCAAACATGGCTGTTCTCTTAGAGAACCAAGCTAGACAGTTGGTAAACGAATCCAACACTACAGGTACTGGTACTAGCATTACTGCTGGTCAAAGTGAAGCATGGGCGGGTGTTGCTCTCCCATTAGTAAGAAGAGTATTCGGTGAGATTGTTGCTAAGGACCTCGTGTCTGTTCAGCCAATGAACTTACCTTCAGGTCTCATCTTCTACTTAGATTTCCAATATGGTACTGCACAACCAGGATTCGCAGCTGGCGATTCATTATGCGGTCTTTACGGTGCTGGTCGTTTCGGTTACTCAATCAACGAAACCTCATCTGTTGTAGCTGAGGGTACTTATACTACAGCTTCTGCTACATTTGCTGGTATTTTAAATTTAGACAGTGAGTTCTCCGCTTCTCAAGCAGGTGCTAACTTTACTGCAGGTAATGTCTTTAACCAATTTACTCGTATTGAGGGTTCAAATGTAGAATTTGTTGTTGAACAAGACGCTGCAGATACTACTTTAGGCAATATTACAGTTGAATACCAGAAAGGTCCAGATAACCTCAACGACAGAGGTGATTTCGAAGAAACTGACTTCTCAGTTGGTGGTTCTATTGATATCCCATCAATCGACGTTAAGTTGAACAGTGATACTGTTACAGCGAAAACTCGTAAATTGAAGGC